CCTGCACCAACAGTACGAACTGCAAGAGGTGGCGTTTGACCCTTCATTTTTTCAACGGTCAGCAGAGGTGCTACAGGATGACGGGCTGCCTATGGTGGAGTTCCCCCAATCCGCAAACCGTATGGTTCCTGCTTGTGGGCAAGCCTACGAACTGATCGTTGGTGGCAAAGTGGTTCATGATGGTTCCCCAACTTTTACGGATCAAGTATTGTCAGCAGCGCAACGGATGACAGACAACGGGTGGCGATTATCCAAAGGCAAATCCCGTAGGAAGATTGACGCATCGATAGCAATGGTGATGGCGTTGGATCGTGCCACGACCCGTACCGCACCACAACTTGTTCCCCAATTCTTTAGTGTTTAGGAGTGAAGATGAAGAAGGTTAGTTTTGAAGATGCTTGTGAAGCATTAGGTTTGATGTGTGTGGCTGCAGGCTGTTTCCTGTGGGCTGTTCCTATAGGCTTCATTGTCACAGGGATTTCTTTGGTATCTTGGGGAGTCGCAGCAGGTCGCAAGAGGTAGTTGATGCTTGATCGTTTATTTCCCACAAGTGCAGAGAATCGTGCTATTTCGTTTCAATCTATTTGGGGTGCAGGTGATTCTTACGCAGTAACCACCAACTCAGGAACGATTGTTACACAAGAGAACGCACTAAAAATTGCAACTGTTTATGCGTGTGTGCGTCTGATCTCTGATTCTGTTTCTACTTTACCTGTAGGCGTTTTCCGTAGATTGAATGGGGAACGTGTACCTGTTTTCCCTAGACCGATATGGCTTGACTTCCCTGAATCGGGGATGACCCGTACTGACCATTTCCAAGAAGTGTTGGTTTCAATGCTGTTGGATGGCAACGCTTTCATCCGTGTGATCCGTGATGATTCAGGAGTTGTAGGGCTTACCGTTCTGAACCCTTTGCGTGTTGATGTAAGCCGTGATGCTTCACGTAGAATTATTTACACCCTCAGAGATACGCAGGGTGCAGCAATCATGGCTGACGAAATGATCCACATTAGTGAGATGCGTTTGCCGGGTGAATTGCGTGGGCGTTCCCGTGTCGATCTAGTAAAAGAAACCTTAGGGTTAGCCAAAGCCTTAGAAGAGTTTGCTGCACGATTCTTTGGGCAAGGCTCTACCACCACAGGGATCATTGAGTTCCCCGGCAACCTGACCCGTGAACAAGCCAAAAATCTTGTTGATGGATTTGAAGAAGGCCACAAAGGTTTGCGGAAAGCACATCGACCCGGCATCCTTGCAGGTGGCGCAACTTTCACCAAAACAGGTGTTGATCCTGATGCTGCACAGATGATTGAATCACGCAGGCTCAGTATTGAAGAGATTGCAAGAGTGTTCCGTGTACCGCCATCAATGTTGTCTGTAACAACACCGGGGGCAATGTCTTACGCATCTGTTGAACAGAACGGTATTCATTTCGTTACCCACACGCTCAGGCCTTACATCGTAAAGTTGGAAGATGCTTACACAAGGCTTCTGCCTGAAGGCGTGTTTATGAAGTTCAATGTTGATGGATTGCTTCGTGGCGATAGCACAACTAGGGCTGCTACTTATTCGTCAGGTTTGCAGGCAGGTTACCTTTCAATCAATGATGTGCGTAGGTTGGAAGATTTTTCTGCTGTGGAAGGTGGGGATGTTTTCCGTGTGCCTCTAGCCAACGTGGATCTATCAGCAGCCAACCTGAACGAAACTGAAGCAAAGGTTTCTATGGCACAAAAGTTGATTCTCTCAGGCTTTGATCCTGCTTCTGTTCTTTCTGCAATGGGCTTGCCACCGATAGATCACACGGGTGTTCCATCTACGCAACTGCAACCGTTGGTGACTCTTGATCCTGCTGACCCATCAAGTGCGTACAAGGTTTAGTTGTGACGATTACTTCAGGTCAAACCTCTATAGGTACTTCACCAACTTTGATTGATGGTTTAGAAGTGAATCCGTTTCGTTTGCATCTGCACAACAACGATAATACTACGGATGTCTTTCTAGGTGGTTCTGCTGTCACTACAACAACAGGTTTGAAACTACTGAAACTAGATTCAATAGAACTCATCATCAATCCTTTAGAAGCGTTATATGCCGTTTCTAGCAAAGCAGGTCACGAAGTTTCGTGGCTAAAGCAGACGGAGTAAAAATGCCGTACTACATTAAACAGGGTGCTATTGGTTGCGATGGTTGGGCAACAATAAAAGAAGATGGTGAAGTTATTGGATGCCATCAATCAAAGGCTGACGCTATAGCGCAAATGGTAGCAATTTCTCTTGCTGAGGATTTGGAACCCGGTGGTGAACGTGCGTTGCCTTCAGAGGTTGTTGAGGGTGCATTTGTCGAATGGTTTGATGAAGATGCTATCTATCGTGGGCAGATTGAATATGTGATGACTGAAGGAACTTTTGGTGTTGAAGGTGGAGAGTATTCTTTAGAGGCTTCTTCTGATGATCCTGTGGTTTTGGTACGCAAATGGAAACCTGAACCTGAAGAGGGTTATTGGGAACCTGAAGAAGAGTTGATTGGCAAACGTGCTAGTGAACTGATTGTGATTGCCCCACTTATTACGGAACCCGTTTTGCCACCTTTGGTTGGCGGTTCTGAACGTGCCATTGAGGTACGTGCCGTTGATCTGACCCCACCTGAGTACATGGTTTCTGCTGCTAAACGTGGGTTACGTCTGTATGCCGATGGTGAAGCAGGTGCAGGGCTAGAAGATTCAACAGTTCGTGATGCAAGGGCTATGGCACAAGGAACAATCAGCGAACCCAAATGGCGCAAGATCGGGCCTTGGATTGCACGACACATAGATGATCTAGATGCTGTTGATGCTGAAACACCCATCACACCGGGTTTGGTTGCTCACTTGCTGTGGGGTTCAGGCCCATCCAAAACGGATGCGTTAAGGGCGCAACAGTATGCAGAGGGTGTTGTGGAAAGATTGGATAGTGAACAAGACAGAAGCATGAACAAAATGTTTCATATTTCTAGGCGTGAGGAGATAGAAAATATGCGTGAAAACAAAGAGCAATCAACTGAGGTTGAAACCCGACGGGTGACGGTACAAGAGTTTGAGTTACGTGCAGGGGAAGCAGGCTCAATGAGTTTTCGTGGTTACGCTGCCGTGTATAACTCCCCATCAGAACCTTTGCCTTTCACAGAAACGATTGCGCCGGGTGCGTTTGATAAAACTCTTCGTGCAAGAAACAACGTGAAGATGTACCTGAACCATGATTCAACACTTGTTTTGGCTTCAACCCGTGCCAAAACCATGAAACTATCTTCTGACTCTAAAGGCTTGTTGGTTGAATCTGATCTGCCTGATACGTCGTATGCACGGGATCTTGCTGTGCTGATGGAACGTGGCGATGTTGATTCAATGAGTTTTGGGTTCAGCGTTCCTAGTGGTGGTGATCGTTGGGGTGCTGACGGTATGACCCGTGAACTGAAGCAGATACGTTTGCATGAAGTGAGTGTGGTTACAGGATTCCCTGCCTACGCTGCCACCTCTGCAGCATTGCGTTCTTTAGATATGTTGGCTGATGCCACAGGTTTAGATGCCAACAAACTTGCTGAAGCATTAACAATGTTGGAGAACGGTAAAACACTTTCAACAGATCACGCTGACCTGCTCGCAGAAACCGTGAACAAACTTCGTGCAGAACCACAACCAACAGAGGTTGCCGGGTCTCTAGCAATAAAACGCAAGCAGATTGATTTGTTACTAAATCGCATCTAGTCTTGTTGAATCGGATGTGAGGAACCTCTACCGATAATCGTGGTGTGCGGAACCGCTACCTCACAAATCCAAACCATTTATCAAACAGGAGAAACTATGTCGTATATCGACCGTCAAGTAGAACTCCGCAACCGTGCATGGGAAGAGGCTAAAGCCATTCTTGATGTTGCGGAAGCAGAGAAGCGTGATTTAAGCGCAGAAGAAGAAGTTAAGTATGCTCGCATCAATGAGGATCTTGGCAAACGTGCTGAAGTCATCACAAGCCTTCGTGCAGATGAAGAGCGTGAACTTCGTTTGTCAGAAGCCACACGTGGCATTGAAGATCAGGTTCGACCTGTTGCAGGCAAATCTGTAAGCAATGACGCAGAAAC